GGTATGACAATGGCGGCTGACGGCACTGTTAGCGGTACTCCTGACATCGGTCCATTTATGGGGATTGCTGGTGCTATTATCGGCGTTCTTGCTATTGTTTTCGCTGTGAAAAAAGGTTTCTCTCTTTTGAGATAAAAGGCTTTTTTCTCTTTGAAATGGTGTTGCCCCTTAATTGGGGCTAATTTTTAAAAAGGTTAAAAATGTATTTTGATTTTATCGACGTTACGAAGTTTGGTATATTTTTAAACTCTTTCTTTGGTGCTGTTATAGTTTTCTTTGCTTTTGTTACTGGTATTACTTTAGCCTTTAGCCTTTTTAAAAATTAGCCCTTAAATTTATAGCTTAAAGCAGAGTGCGAAGCAAAGCTTTAAGCCGACAAACGAAGTGCGTCAGTAATGTATAGGAAATAAATATTATGGATAAAGTCTATCTAAATTTAACATTAGAGCAATATAACTTCTTGATGTCCTTTACTGGGGCATTATGTGGGTTTTTGCTATGTATGTTTATTTTTATAGTTCTATCCAGAATTTAAAAAAGGTGTTTAAAAAATGTTTAGTGTTATCGGTGTCCCAGCTTTTGATTACTTCTTTTCAATATTTGTTTGGTTTATGATCTTAACCCTGCCGATTTGCGCTGGCTTAGTCCTATTTACAAAAAAGGTTTTTTAAGGATTTCAAATGAAATTTCTTATAAAACTTTTTTGTCTGCTTAGCTTGTTAAGCTCTTTTTCTTTTTCAAAAGATGTTTGGGTAATGACTGATGATGTTTTAGATGGTTTAAAACCTATGAATAATTGTGAATTTTTCTTGGGTAGAAAATTCTTAAAATGCACTATTCCAGAAACTGGTACATATAGAGTTTTTATCGTTAATTTTGCTGATGATTATTTGTATTTTAATCCAACTAGATCAAGCGGTTATTATTACAATACAATGTATTATTACTTTATTGATAAAATTCAATATAGCGGTTATTTTAAGTATTTAAATAAATTTTCATATTATAAATATTCTGAAAGTGATGCCCAAAACGGCAAATTATTCACTTACACAAATATAATCGAATTTCGTATAAATAATTCTTTTGCTGAGTGTTCTGCTGGCGATAATTACGGCATAAAATCAAATAAATGTTTCCCAGCTTGCCCAGCTGGCGAGTCTTGGGATTATGAAAACGAAGTTTGTTACTCTGATTGCTCTGATAAAAACTTAAATAAATTTGGTTATTCAAATGGCACAGCTCAAGGCGGTTGCGTCGATTGCTCTAACGCTTTAAGCGATGATCAAATAATGCGTTGCGCCTGCTCTGGTTTTGGTTCTTCTTATGAACCTGGTGTTATTTCAGAATATCCATCTGATCCATCTTTTAAGCTTGGTAGTTGTAAAAGTGGTGACCAAATTCGTTTTAAATCTCGCTTGAATGATAAGGACAAAGAGAAAGATAAAAAGAAAGACAATAACTCTACAAATTTAGGCGATAACAATAAAGATAAAGAAAACCCTAAACCTGACGAAGATAAAGATAAGAAAAACGATAACAACTCTACAAATTCAAGTAATAAAGATAATCCTAAACCTGACAAAAAGGACAACAATGAAAATTCAAACAACTCTAGCGGAGAGAGTGGCAACTCTTCAAATAATAATAGTGGTGGCTCTGCTGGCAATGGTTCTAGTGGTGGCGGTGGGGCTGGTGTAGAAACAAAGCCAAATCCTAATAGTGGTAATGGCAAGCAAGACGGAAAGGGTGACGGCAAAGGCGAAGAAGGCAAGGGCGATGACAATATTGGACCTGCTAAATTAGATTATGAAGGTTTAAAAGCTAGTGTTGATACTTTTGAAGGTCAATTTAAAACTGCCATTGATGATAGTTTTAGCTTTGTAAATGATGTAAAAGCTAGTTTAACGGATACTATTCAGAAAATCAAAGATGGTAATTTAATGTCTTTAAGTAAGGGTTCTATTTCAAGCACTTGCCCTTTAAATTATAGAATTAACTTAATATATTTTGAAAAAGATGTATCTTTTGATATTTGCAAATCTATTTCGCCAGCTTCTCAAACTCTTTATTATTTCTTTTATGTAGTCTTTTTTGTTTTGTTCTTGGTGCTTATTATCAAGTTATTTTTATTTACTTTTATGGGGTGGTAGTATATGCCTGCGCTTATAGCAATGATTGTTAATTTCTTTGGTTTTTTTAAATGGGGAAAAATTGTTGATTATGCTCTTCGTGCTGTCACTTTTTCAAAAATGGTTATTATTAATGCCATTTTAGGAGGTTTAATCCTTTCTTACGCAACTGCTGTTCTTTACATAATAAATTTTATATATTCTAAATTTAACTACATTGTTGATTTTGTTAATAATCTTTCTATCGGTAATGATAAGCTTGTTGTAACTGCAATTTCTGTTTTAAGGGCTTTAGGTGCTTGGAATGCTTTTTGTGATGTAATGGCTATCTTTTCGCCTATTCTCTTAAGCTTCTTTATTATTTATGCCACGAAAATAGGCATTGTTGTCTTTAGATTTGTTCGTGAAACTCTTATTACCTTTATTCTTGCGAAGTTATAAAGATGATTACGTATTTAGTCGGTAACCCTGGAAGCGGTAAAACTTATTACGCTGTTTTTATGATATATAGGCTCTTTCTTTATGAGCCTAAGAAAACATTTTTAACTAAATTTGTTAAGCCTAAAGAAAAGCCTAATTATTCATTTTGTTACACGAATATTAATGAGTTTAAATTTGAGCTATGCGACAAATTTAAGAAATTTGACTTTGATGAATTTTATTTGGGTTTAAGAAATTTATACGCTCTTTACAAGACTGGTGCTACCGATAACGAAGTAAATGAGAAAGCCAAAGAGTTAAATTTATATGGTTGCGTGTTTGTCCTTGACGAGTGTCACAACTTCTTTAAAGATAAAAAAGATGAAATTTTAGTTTGGTGGCTTACATATCATAGGCATCTTTATCAAGATATTTATCTTATTACGCAAGATTTAACATTAGTAAATAATGAATATAAACGCATTGCAGAGAAATTTTATAGGGCTGTTGATAGCTCGCGTAGATTATTTTCAAAAAAATTTCGTTATGAAGTATATGCATCTTATAGACTATATAAAAAAGATCAATTAGAAATTATAAATATCCCATTTCTTCAAGAAGTTTTTGACTTATATCATTCTGGCCAAAGCTCAAATAAAAAATCATTTGTTCGCTTTTATTTCTTTTTAGCTGTATTAGTCTTTGTTTTACTTTTACTTTATTTTTATTTTATTGTTATGTCTATGTTTGAAGTTGAAAAGCCTGATAAAGATGCTCCACCTATTGAAAACAAAATTCCTGCTCCAGTTTCTCAGCAGCCAACAAGCTCAAATTTATTCTTTGATGATAAGAAACCTAAAAACAATAATATTGATATTCCTGAAATTTACATTTATGATATTACTTGCCTTAACAATAATTGTCATTTTGACGACGATTACCGCTTATATCCATTATCATTAATCACCTACATATCTTCAACCCACAAGCCATTATATTTTTATTTCGAGCCAAAATCTCACGAGCTTGTTAAATACTACTATGTATTTGACAAGCCAGTTTTTCAAAATTTACAAAAAAATAACAAAGGTGTTTCCGATGAAAAGTTTAATCAAATTCCTAATTCTTCCATGTCTGCTATTAAATAGCCTTTTTTCTGCCGAAATTTACACTGATTTGCTAGATTTCGCACGTCTTACAAGCAAGGCTAACAATATAGCTATTGTAACTGATGAGAGCATTCATCAAGGTGAATACTATTTTATCTATCAAGATGAAGTAAAAATTACAATTTCGATGTTTAGAAAAATGCTTGAAGCAAAGAATTTATATTTATACAAAAAAGATAATTTCTACTATGTAAGCTCTCAAAAATTGCCTGATTATGATTTAAGGCGAATTGATCTTAAAAACTACGTTGTCGAAGATGTCAATAAAATTTTAAGCCAGTTTGATCTAAATGCTACCTATGCGACCGCTTCAAACTCTGTTTTCTTTAGAGCTGATGATTACATTTTTGATCAAGTTAAAGACGCTATCGCTAAGATAGATAAAAGCTTAGAGCAAGTAACATTTAAGCTTACAATTACCGAAACAAATTTAAAAGATATAAAAGATTTAGGCACAAATTTACAAGGCTTACTTAAGCCACTCAATCACGGCGATTTAGCCTATTACATAAATTTAATTACTTCCCCTTACATTACAAATTCAAATGTAATTAAAAATGATGATAGTGCATTTTTTGGCATATTAAATTTTCTTGATACAAATGGCATTACAAAAATCATCTCTTCGCCAGTCTTGACGGCAAAAAATCACACAGAAGTTTATTTCAGTTCCGTTCAGAATATCCCTTATCTTGTTTCAAAAACTGATATTTCAAACGTAAATTACCAAAAGACCGATAGCTATGAGTACAAAGACATTGGTTTAAAAATCAACTTAAAGCCTATAATTTTATCTGATCATATCGATTTCGACTTACATTTAATCCTTGAAGATATCCTTTCTCAAAGTTCATCTTTAACGCCCATTGTTTCAAAGAAAGAGCTTAAAAGTTCTTATTCTTTAAAGCGTGGCGACGTCTTGGTTCTTAGTGGCATTAACAAAAAGACCACTGCTAAGCAACGTAACGGCGTGCCAGTTTTAAAAGATATTTGGCTTCTTAAGTATCTTTTTTCAGTAGAGCAAGACAGCGAAATAAACTCTGTTTTAACTCTCACAATTCAAATTTTATAAGTTTAAGGGGT